AACATAATAACAGATAGAACTATTATTGATGTTATGTCATTTGCTCAATGTTCGGAATCAATAAATTATTTAGATAAAGATAAATTTGAACAATTTGCAGCATGTTTAATACATGAATATGATTATATATTCTATGTTAGTCCTGAAGGTGTTGAAATTGAAGATAATGGGGTAAGAGAAACAGATGCTGAATTTAGAAAAGATATCGATAATACTATACAACATCTTTTAAATAAATATGGATATCGCATTAAAAATTTAACCCTTATATCAGGATCAACTGAAGAGAGAATAGAAAGAGTTAAACAAGCGATATTTCCCTCATATTTATAAATAAATAAAAATATACAAAATGAAAAAAACTCGTTTACTTGAAATTATACGTGAAGAAATATCTGGAGCATTAAATGAAATCCCTTTTATAGGGCCTAAAAGTCAATATGATTTAGCATATGATGAAGAAACAGGTGAAGTTCAAAAAAATATCTTAGGAAGTGCTATAAAAAATGCTGTTGATGTAATTAAGAGTATGGGAGTTGAATCCACCCCAGAAATAGCTAAAATAATAGTTGGTAAAAAAGAAAGAACTAACCCTAATTCCCCCCCTGAACTTATTTCAGCTTTAGTTGCTGTAGATGATGCTGTAGCAAAACAAGGAGGTACTTTTGATGTTCCTAAAGTTCTTCAAACAGTTAGTAAAATGGCTAATGAACCAAAATCTGGAATTCCAGATTTAAGTAAATACATTTCAGGTGAAAAAACTTTTGCAGATAAATTACAGTTCCCCCAAACAGAAAAAGCTGTAGATAGAATTTTAAATCCAAAAGCCCCAAAACCCCCAAAACCAACACCAACTGGATCAGGTAAAAGAGGACGCCCTGCAGGAAGTACTAAAACAGCTACTCGTACAACAGGAGATGATGGGTTTGATGATGTAAGTTATTCTGATTCAAGTGATAAAGGACCATCTTCTGCTGATATTTCAAGTGATGAAACAGCTAAATCTTTATCATCAACCCCAGAAGAAAAAAAAGAAAGATTTAATTTGGGGTTAAAGTTTATTAAAAAATACAAAAATGAAAAACCTGTAATTGATGCCTATATGAAAAAAGCTAAAGACGAATATAAGTTTACACAATCAATGCTAGATGATTTAAATAGAGCAGCAGGAAGGGGAGTTGAATAAACTTTAGTATGAATAAAGAGGTTAAATTAAAGTTATGGCATGTATTAGTTAGTGTAGTTTCCCTTACACTTTTACTATATTTTATGTTTGTTAAAATAACACCAACCCAAGTAGGTGATTATACTCAACAAAAACAAAAAATAGACAGTTTAAATAATGTCATAATAAAGTTGGAAGATAAACAAATAGAACTAAACAGATCTATATTTAACCAACAACTTGAAATTAATATTTTAAACCATTCTATTGATAGTACAAATAAAGAAATAGTAAAAGTAAGAAAATATTATGCTAAAAAGATTAAAGATATTACTACCTATACTCCTACTCAGCTCGATAACTTTTTCACAGAAAGATACCAGTAAAGTTTGTTTTAATTATGATATTGCTAAAATGATAGCAGTTGATTTAGTTAGAGGTGATTCTGCAATAGCTGAACTTGAAAAAACTTATGAATTAATATATAGTTTAGATCAAAAAACCTTTAGGCAAGATAGTATTATTCAAGATTTTATTAAAAAGGATGCTAATTACATTATACAAATCCAAAACTATATTAAAATAGATAAAGAACAGTATTCTATTATTAGTGGTTTAGAAAATGATGTATCTACACTTCAAAAATCTAATAACCGATTAAAGAAAGGTCTTAAATGGTTAGGAGCAGGACTTGCTACTACACTAGTTTCATTACTCACATTAATAATATTAAAATGAGTCAAGATCTTAAACAAAAAATAAGAGAAGAGTACGTTAAATGTGCTTCTTCCCCCGCATATTTTATGCGTAAATATTGTTATATACAACACCCTAAACGAGGAAGAATTCAATTTAATTTATACCCATTCCAAGATAAAGTACTAACTTTATTTCAAGAAAATTCATACTCGATCGTTTTAAAATCTAGACAATTAGGTATATCTACCTTATCAGCAGGTTATTCTTTATGGATGATGTTGTTTCATGAAGATAAAAATATACTTTGTATAGCAACAAAACAAGAAACAGCTAAAAACATGGTTACTAAGGTAAAATTCATGTATGATAGCTTACCTTCATGGCTTAAAGAAAAACAAAAACCATCTGAAGATAACAAATTAACTCTTAGACTAAGAAATGGCTCCCAAATAAAAGCAACATCAGCAAGTTCAGATGCAGGTAGATCAGAAGCCGTTTCTTTATTGATAATTGATGAGGCTGCATTCATTAATAACATTGGTGAAATATGGGCCTCAGCCCAACAAACATTAGCAACTGGTGGTGGATGTATAGCATTATCTACTCCTTATGGAACAGGAAACTGGTTTCATAAAACATGGGTTGCAGCAGAGTTAGGAGATAACAGTTTTCTACCAATAAGACTACCATGGGAAGTACACCCTGAAAGAGATCAATCTTGGAGAGACCAACAAGACTCAGATTTAGGGATAAGAATGGCTGCACAAGAATGTGATTGTGATTTTTCTACCTCTGGTGATACTGTTTTTTATCCTGAAAATATAGATTATTACGAAAAAGAACATATTAGAGAACCATTAGAAAAACGTGGAATAGATCAAAATTTATGGGTATGGGAACCTGTTGATTATTCAAAAGATTATTTAGTTGTAGCAGATGTTGCTCGTGGTGATGGAAAAGATAGTTCTACACTCCACGTATTTGATGTTGAAACATTTACCCAAGTTGCTGAATATAAAGGACAGATGGGTACTAAAGATTTTGGTAATTTGTTAGTTGGTGTAGCAACAGAATACAACAATGCTTTACTTGCCCCTGAAAATTCAAGCATAGGATGGTCAACTATTCAAACTATCCTTGATAGAGGTTATCAAAATTTGTATCATTCACCTAAAGGCAATAGCATGTCTGTAGATAATTATTTTGACCCCTATATGGATTATAGTAAAATGACACCTGGATTTACAATGGCTTCAAATACTAGACCAATTTCAATTGGTAAGTTTCAAGAAGCAGTACGAGATAAAGGAGTTATATTTCGATCTATTCGACTATTAGAGGAAATGAAAGTATTTATATGGAGAAACGGTAGAGCTGAAGCCCAAACAGGATATAATGATGATTTGGTTATGGCTTTCTCAATTGGCTGCTATTTAAGAGAAACAGCATTTAAATTAAGACAACAAGGAATGGATATGACAAAAAGTATGCTTAATAACATTAGTAACAATACTACTACATACTCAGGAGGCTATTCGGGTGATAGCGCTTTTAAAAACCCTTATAAAATTGATAACCCTTATTCAAATGGCGAGGAAGATATTTCTTGGTTAATATAAAAAATAAAAAATGGCAGATACTGGATTATTTGGAAGACTAAAAAGATTATTCTCAACTGATGTAATAATTAGAAATGATGGAGGCAATAACCTTAAGGTTATGGATATTAATAAAATCCAACTCTCAGGTGAATTTGAAACAAACTCTATAGTTGATAGATTTAATAGAATTTATACAAACTCTAATACTTCTATTTATGGATATCAAAGTAGCTTTAATTATCAAATGTTACGCCCACAATTATATTCTGAATATGATTCAATGGACACAGATGCAATCATAGCTTCCGCTTTAGATATTATAGCTGATGAGTGTACATTAAAGAATGATATGGGTGAAGTACTCCACATTAGAAGCTCTGATGAGGATGTCCAAAAAATATTATATAATCTATTTTATGATGTACTAAATATTGAGTTTAACCTTTGGCCTTGGATTAGAAATATGTGTAAATATGGGGATTTTTTCCTTAAAATGGAAATTTCTGAACAATTTGGTGTTTACAATGTAATCCCATACAATGCCTTCCATATGGAAAGACAAGATGGATATGATAGAGACCATCCCGCATCTGTAAGGTTTAGATTTGATGTTGATGGTATTTACTCTCCTTCTAATTATGGGATGTATAATGTACCTACATCAAAATTTGAAGAAGAAAATGAAAGATCTATATACTTTGACAACTATGAAATAGCCCATTTTAGACTACTCTCAGATACTAACTTTTTACCTTATGGTAGATCTTACTTAGAACCAGCACGTAAGTTGTTTAAACAATACACTATGATGGAGGATGCTATGCTTATCCATAGGATTGTTCGAGCACCTGAAAAACGTATGTTCTATATCAACGTAGGAAATATAGCACCGGCTGAAGTAGAAAACTTTATGCAAAAAACTATTTCAAAAATGAAACGTACTCCTTATATTGATCAACAAACTGGGGATTATAACTTAAAATACAACATGCAAAACCTAATGGAAGATTTTTATCTTCCTGTTAGAGGAAATGATTCATCCACTAAAATAGAAAACCTAGCAGGTTTACAGTGGGATGGGATACAAGATGTTGAGTATTTAAGAGATAAACTGTTTGCTGCTCTTAAAGTACCTAAAGCATTTATGGGTTATGAAAAAGATTTAACAGGTAAAGCTACACTAGCGGCTGAAGATATTAGATTTGCTCGTACAATTGAAAGAATTCAACGAATAATCCTCTCAGAACTAAATAAAATAGCACTAGTTCATTTATATTCACAAGGATATAAAGATGATTCTTTAGTAAATTTCACCTTAGATTTAACTACTCCTTCTATTATATACGATCAAGAAAGAGTAACATTAATGAAAGAAAAAGTTGAGTTAGCTAATAGTATAATAGATAATAAATTAATGCCTACTGACTTTGTATATGAACATATATTCCATTTAAGTGAAGATGAATATGATGAATATCGCGCATTAATTGCTCAAGATGCTAAACGTAAATTTAGAGTTAACCAAATTGAAAATGAAGGTAATGATCCACTTGAAACAGGTAAATCATATGGAACACCTCACGATTTAGCTTCATTATATGGTAGAAATAGATATGATGGTGGAGAAGTACCTGAAGGGTATGATGAAGATAAAGAACCATTAGGTAGACCTAAAGAAAAAGTGTCAAACGTTAATACTCAAGATAATGCTTTTGGCAAAGATAGACTTGGTAAAGACGGAATATCTAAAGATAATGACGAATCTGATTCAATAAAACCTAGTTATAAAGGTGGGTCTCCTTTAGCTTTAGAAACAAAAACCAAACGAAATAAAAATGCTAAGATGTTTAATGATATAAAAAATCAAAAGAAACAACTCATTTTTGAAAAGGAAATTAAAGGAAATGGTTTATTAGATGAAAAACAAATCAAAGAGTGATAAATCTTTATATATTTATAAATAAACAAATATCAAAGGATGCAAATTAAACATTCAAAATATAAAAATACTGGTATATTATTTGAACTCCTAATCCGCCAGATTACCACAGACACTTTAGAAGGCAACCAATCCCCAGCAAAAGATATACTACAAAAATATTTTGTAAAATCTGAGTTAGGGAGAGAATATAAACTATATGAGTCTCTTTTAAAGCGAACCGCTTTAACCGAAGGTAAAGCTACCCTTATAATTTCTACTTTATTAGAGTCTTTTAAAACTTTAAATAGAGGTGCAATTAAAAGACAGAAATATAATCTTATTAATGAAATAAAAAAGCATTATAATTTAACACATTTCTTTAATCATAAGTTACCTAATTATAAACCTTATGCTGCTTTTTATACTTTAGCTGAATTAAATAATTCTAAATCACCTAACCCTAATCAACTTATTCAAAATAAAGTTACTCTTTTAGAACATCTAACTATAGCCCCTATTAAAGAGAGCAAAATTAGAGATGAAGTAATGAATGAAGTAAGTAAATCAGATAAAGATATTCAACTACTTACATATAAAATATTAATGGAGAAGTTTAATGGGAAATATGATAATTTAGTTAATAGACAAAAACAGATCCTTAAAGAATACATTAATTCAATTGATAATGCTCCTCGTTTAAAAACTTTCTTTACTGATAAAATAGTAGAAATAAAAAATGAATTAGGTGAATTAAATAAGAATACTAAAAGTAAAGTTACTAAAATAAAAATTAATGAAATTGTTTCTTTAATTAAAGTTCCATCTAAAAACTACAAGCTTAAAGACAAAGATTTAGTTGACTTGTTACAATATTGTGATTTAATAGATGAATTAGAAACCGCTAATGGATAGAATTAAAGAAATAGTAAGGAAAAAATTAAAAGAAATGTCTGCCACTAATCAAGGTGGTGCTTCTTTTAGTCCTGGTGAGGGAGCTAACTTTGCTTCCCCGTCTGTTTTTAATAAAAACAAGAATGCTAAAGGAGCTAAGAATATTTATTACTATAAATTAGGATTTAAAAATGTTCCTAAAATAAAACCTAAATCTTACGATATTAAAAAATTGTGGGAAGAAGAAAAACTAAACGAAATGAATGATTTTCAAAAACGTCGTTTAGCAGGTTTAGATGAAATTGAGAAAATAATGAATGAAATAACACCATTAGTTTCTAATGCAAAAAACAACACAATTGAACTCTATGGAGGGAATGCTGGTTCATACGACATCACTCAACCTATAGAAATTGTGTTAAACTATTTAAAAGAAATAAAAGAACTACTAATAGAAAAATAGAATGAAAAAGACATTACAAGACCAGTATTTGTTAATTAAAGAAGGTAAAGGCCATAAAGATGTCTTTATTAAGGAAGCTAAACGACAGTTTCCTGGTTTAATTCGTAACTCCGCTACATACACAGAAGTAGCAAATGTGCTTAAGACTAAAAATCTTATTAATGAAAACGTTATTGGTTTAGAACCAATTAACCAACTTGAACCTTCTAAAAAAGAATCATACGAAGTAGCTTTTGAAAACTTTTTAGCTGAAGCTAAGAAGAAAAAAGAAGAAGATGAAAAAGCTGAACTTAAAAAACCTTCAAAACAAGTAGAAGAAGACGCTGAAAAGAATTTTGATTACAAGGATAAGAAAAACCCTGACAATCTAATTTTCGATCAAATCATGAAGGGATACTACACTGAAATGAAGGATCCTAAAAATGAAGATAAAACAATGGAACAGTTAAAAGCCATTGTAGTTAAAAATCTTGAAAAAAACCCTATATATTATACTGAAAAAGGTCAATTTGGTGTAAAAGACTTAGGATACACTTCAGATGTACCTGGTTTAGGTGAGCCAAAAGAACCTAAAGGTAAATACAAGTCTTCAGGATATGGTAATTTAAATGAAGATGTTTTTAAAAGTAGGAAGTTAGATTTAAGTAATCTTAGTAGTAAAAGTGGAAAAACCTCATCTATTGATGATGAAAAAGAAGAAAATGCAATTATAAAAGCCTTAAAAGATTTAGGAGATGATATGCCTGGGATATCACAACCAGTTATGGCGTTAATTAATAAAATAAAAGGTATTTCAAAAAGAAAAAATGAAAATAAAGATCCACTAAATGAAGAAGATCAAATCCGTAAAGTAGTTCGTTCCATGATTAATGAAGAATTAGAAGATGAATTTTATCAAAAACAACAAGATTTAGATAACATGAACTTCGATCAAGAAAAAGAAGCTCATAAACAAGCTAAAGAATATAGCACAGAAGGAATAACTCAACACGTTAATTATGACGGAACAGGATATTTTGTTAGTGATGAATTTAGTAAAGAAACCATTGCTACGTATAAAAATGGGGAAATGATTAGTGAAGAATTAGAAGAAGCAGTTGATTCTGAAGAAGATGAAAGATATTTTATAAAAAGTAAAAAACGAAGAACAACCTCACAACTTCCAGGATTTCATAAGCCCGCTCTTGGTGAGGAAGAATTAGAAGAAGGATACTGGGATGGTTTAGAAATGGGAACACATCAATCCAAGGATACTGAACATATGAAGAATCCTCAAGATATAGAAACGTACCTAAAAGATATTCAAGGTATTGATAGAAATAGTGGGAAAAACATTCGTCCTACTATGACTAAAATAGAATCCATAAAATATTTAGGTAATAAAATTGGATTATCTAGCTCTATGGTAGAGAAAATTATTGATAGGGCAGAAGAAGAGGGCATTTATGATGTTCAAGATATGTATGATATAAACCCAACAATACGAGGTGATGTCTTTCTTGAAAATAAAGACGATGATGGATTTGATGAAGTTTGGGATAGGTTTAAAAAAGATCTTAGAAAAAGAATGGGTCAACCTGAACCACCTAAAAATGAATCACTTAACGAATCTAAAATCCGAAAAGTAATTAGAGAAAGTGTAGAAAAAGAATTAGCTGAAATTAATAAATTAGCTGAATATGAAGTATACGAATCTAAACTTGAAAAAATTGCTGAATTAATTGAGAAAAAATGTTCACGTCTTAATAGATTAGATGAAGATGAAGATTTAAAAGCTTTAACAGATAAAAAGAAAGTTAAAGAACTTCAAAAAGATATTAAAAAATTAGAAAAAGCTAAAGCTAAACTTGAAAAAGCATTATCTAAAAAAACTAAATCCTCACCAAAGAAAAAAGAAGTAATTGATGAAGATGAAGAACTTGATGAAGCAGAATTAAATGAAATTGATCCTAAAGGAATGGAAGCAGCAAATGACGCTGCAGGAGAAATGGCTAAGAATTTTAAAGACATAGAATCTACAGTTTCTAAAATAGAGCTTGAAGAAGAAGATGAAGATGATTCACTTGAAGAAAACAACAACTCTGGATACCGATACGTGTAATTATTAAAATAAAACCATGAATAGAGAACTCTTAATAGAAACCAGACAATTTAAACCAAATCTTTTACAACTTGTAGAAGGAGTAAGTAGAGGTGGAAATATTTTTGTTGAAGGTGTTTTAGCCACAGTTGAGGTTAAGAATGGTAATGGTAGATACTATAAAAAAGAGTTATGGGAACGTGAATTAGAAAACTTCCAAAAGAAAATTGACCAAAAATCAACAGAAATTTGCGGTGAACTAGACCACCCAGATTCACAAGTAATAAACCTAAAAAATGCCTCACATGCTATTAGAGAAATAAGATGGGATGGAAATGAAATATTAGGCAAAGTAGAAATATTTTGTGATGAAGGCCCACTTGGAACTGAATCAGGTCGTATAGCGGGTGCAATAATTAGAAATGGTTTAATTATAGGTATTTCTTCACGTGGAATGGGTTCATTAAAACAAATGGGTGAAGTAATGGAAGTACAAGATGATTTCGAATTACTTACTTGGGATTTAGTATCCAACCCATCCAACCCAGACTCTTGGATGAAAAACGGTCAATTAAATGAATCTAGATC